GTGGTAAATCGCTAAGATTAGTTCTGGTGCTGCTCTGGGCTTTCTGTCGGGAATTGCCTGGGGCAGTGCCACCCCCCCACCTAGAAAATGTGAGATAATCCGAACATGGCGCTATTCAACCGAGTCAATAAAGCAGCAATCTCACCTGCACCAGCGAAGGCTGCAGCTGCCGGTGGATACGCCAGTAACAACTCAATGATGAATCTGATAAATCAGAAATACACTTTTATTGAGGGCCCAGCACGCAACAGGGCCATGAGCGTGGCGACCATCTCACGCGCACGTGACCTTATGGCCTCAGTCATTTCATCAATGCCTCTCAAGATGTACAACGAGGTTTGGAATGAGGACAAAAAAGAGATGGAGCAAATCGATATTGCACCACGCTCCTGGATACGCCAACCTGACCCAAGCGTTACTTACAACTTCCTTATGGCTTGGACATTTGATGATTTATTTCACTTTGGAAGAGCCTTTTGGTTTTGTAGCGCCAGGACTCAAGATGGCTATCCCACGGCCTTTACACGTTTGCCAGCAGGTTCTGTAACTACTACTGATCAGGCTGGCCCTGTGTGGTTTGGCCCATCAAAAGAAGTTTATTTTCAAGGCCAGTTGATTGACCCTAAAGACCTAGTGCAATTCTTAAGCCCTATTCAGGGCATCATTTACATGTCTGAGCAGACCGTGGCCACAGCCTTGAAACTTGAAGCAGCACGCTATAGAAATGCTGAATCGTCAATACCTGCTGGTGTTTTGAAGCAAACAGGTGGCGAACCTTTGAGCGCCACCGAGCTTGCTGATTTAGCGTCAGCGTTCAACGCTGCACGCGCCACCAATCAGACAGCTGCACTCAACGAGTTTTTGAGTTACACCGAGACAACAGCAACCCCCGACAAAATGCTTTTGATTGATGCAGCCAACTACCAGGCTCTCGAGTGTGCACGCCTCACCAATGTGCCCCCCTATTTAGTGGGCGTAAGCACAGGCTCGTACTCGTACCAATCATCTGAGCAGGCCAGAGCAGACCTTTACATTTTTGGTGTCAAGGCTTACGCCGATTGCATTGCAGCAACACTTAGCCAAAACAATGTTTTGCCTAGAGGAACTTATGTAAAGTTTGATGCAGATGAATACCTTATCGAGAATTACGCAGCAGATAAAATGGACAGCCCCGACATGCCCCAAGAAAACACCCAAGAGGAATTAGCATGATCAGGTTCAACGCCACAGCAATAAGCATCGATGCAGCAGCAGCCGATGGTACCCCAAGCAGAACCATTACCGGTATTGCAGCGCCCTATAACGTCACTGCAGTAGTGAGCGATGGCACAGAAATCATGCTGTCACCTGGCGCTTTACCTGTTGATGGCCCTAACCCAAAGCTCTTTGTAGGCCACTCGGCTGACAAGGTAATTGGCACAGTCATTGCTCGAGAGGACACTCCAGAGGGCATGCTGTTTCAGGCTCGAGTAGCTAAGACCGTGCTCGGCGAGGAATCGCTACAGCTCGCTTTAGAGAATGTCTATGACCAGGTAAGTGTTGGAATTACGCCTTTAGAGTTCAGCTACAACGAAGCTGGAGTCATGCTGATTGAAAAAGCAGCCTGGACAGAATTATCGCTAGTTTCACACGGCGCATTTGGCGCTAGTGCTAGCATCACAGATGTAGCAGCGAGTATCCCCACATCAAATGGGGAAATAAGCGATAATACAAAAGAGGAAGCCGACACTCCTGAACCCCTAGAACCACAGGAGATTCCAGTGTCAGAAACACCAGCCCCAGAAGTCATCGAAGCATCTACAGTTTTTGCTCAGCCTAAGCGCGAGTTTGCTATGCCATCAGCAGCCGAAGTGCTTGCTGCATACCACATCGGTGGCGACACATACAACAAAGTAACTGATGCTTTTAAGCAAGCACAGCGCCGTAGCCAAACAGCATTGCAAGCTGCAGCTGGCGACATCGTCACAGGTGACACGCCAGGCCTCTTGAACCTCAATGTGCTTGGGCCCCTGTTCCAAGATCTAAACTTTGTGCGCCCTGTGGTCACAGCATTTGGCGCTCGCGCTATGCCAGCGTCACCATCTCGCCAGTTCATTCGCCCAACAATTACGACACACACCAGTGCAGCCGTTCAGACCAACCAGCTTGATGCAGTATCAGCCACCACAATGGTTATTGCTTCCAACACGGTTACTAAGCAAACTGTTGCTGGCCAGGTCACGCTTTCACAGCAAGACATTGACTTTACAGACCCGAGCGCTTTGCAACTCGTATTGAATGACCTCAGTGGACAGGTGCTCATCAAAACGGACGACATCGCAGCCGATGCACTTGTTGCTGGTAAAACAGCATCAGGCTCGACTTGGACAGTAACGGCAGCAGACCCAACCACATTGATTAGCGCACTGTATGACGCAGCACGCGAAATCGCTGAGGACAGCAACTACTTCCCAACTCACTTGTGCGTTTCACCAGATGTATGGGAATTGCTTGGCCGTCAAACCGACGCAGACAAGCGTCCGTTGTTTGGTTACAACGCCAACGGCATGATGACCACCAACTCAATTGGCAATGTTTCAGGCATGCAATACACCAGCATGAATGTGCTCGGCCTCACTGTTGTAGTTGATAACAACTTTGCATCAGGCACCATGCTTGTTGTGTACGCGCCAGGCTTCGAGATTTACGAATCTGGGGCTACTTTGCAGAGCTTCGAAAACCCATCTACATTGGGTCGTACCTTGAGTATTCATCAGTACTTCGCTACATTCGTGGCGAAATCAAGCTTCATTCAAGGCATCGTAGTCGCCTAACCCGAAAGGCGATAGCCACTCATGGCTACATACACAGTCATTTTTCATCAGCGTCTAAATGATTACGCTGTTGTGCAAACACTTGAGGCAACCGACATTGCCATTGGTGAATCAATTACCCTTGCTGGTGTAGGCCACAACCTAAACGGCACACACACTGTTTACGCATTGCCTCAATACCTTTTTGTAGGTGTAAGCGATGAAGGCGACATACAACTTGACGCAAACGAGCCGATACCTAATCAGGTTATGTTTTATGATGCCGATGGTGATCTAGAACGCTCTGCAGCAATTCCACCTGGCACCCTTACTTACACGCAAACATGCACCTGGGTAAGTAGCGCCAATGTGCAGTTATGGCTTGGCCTTACTAGCCCTAGTGCTGATGAGACAACCTTTCTTGCACAGTGCGTTTCTGCCGGTAACCAGGTTGCCTATCGGCGTAGGCAAGAAGCAGGGTATTACGACAGCCTTAGCACTAGCCCATCTGGCGATTGCACGCTCGGCACAATCATGTTGGCTGGCGCTTACTTCCGTCAGCGTGGCAGCATTGACCAGTTTGCAAGCTTTGATGCAATGGGGCAAGCAATCACCACCAATGCGTTCACACCGATGGTGAAACAGTTGCTAGGTATCGATAGGCCTGCTGTTGCGTAATGGCTTACACAGACCTATTCAATGAGGCCATAGACGACCTAGCCACCACCCTTGCCACCATCACAGGCCTGCGAGTAGTGACAGACCCTCGCAACCTCAACAGCAACTGTTGCTTTATCGATGCTCCTACCTTTGAAGCTTTCAATAACAAAATCGTCACTATGCGTTTTCCTGTGCGCGTCATCGGTATAGGGCCAGGCAACCTAGATACGCTCAGGCCATTGCTTGCAATCGCAGCTGCACTACTTGACAAGAATGTTGCCGTGACCGATGGCAGGCCAGGGCTTGCCAGTATCGGTGGGCAAGAGTTCCCTGCCTATGATCTGCAAATATCTCTGCAGGCTGCATACCTATAATGCTCACCTGCCCTAGTAAAATCTGACATAATAAAAGCATCACTGGTGGCCGACAACACCTAACACAAAAGGACTGAAAATGGCCACGAGCACCACCACCTATCTCACCAATCCAACAGTGACCCTCAACCCAGCCACAGGTGGCTCCATTGTTGATCTAACTACGCTTTGCTCATCTGCCACATTGACGGTTGGCTACGACTCGCTTGAGTCCACCAGCTTCGGCGATGCAGGCCATGTGTTTGTAAAAGGCTTGCAGGCCGTAGAGGTAACCCTCACGCTTTACGCTGCTTATGGTGCATCATCTGTTGAAGCCACCCTTTTCGCTGCAACAGGTACAGGTACCTCAGTGCTTGTACTTTCACCTGCAGGTGCTACAGAGTCAGCGTCTAACCCTGAGTACACCATCACCAATGCAATGCTGTCATCGTTCACACCAATCACAGGCTCCTATGGTGAGCTCTCAATGATTGAGGTGACATTCACCGGTGGCACATTCGCACGCGACATTACATCGCCCTAAACCCTAAATAGAAAGCAGGCCCGACATGCAACTAACCATGCGAGTAAACATCGGCTCGGGTGACTACACAGTTACCACGAACCTTTACACCATTGTTATGTGGGAGCGTAAATACAAACGCAAAATTAGCCAAATCCAAGAAGGTGGCCTCGGTATTGAGGACTTGGCTTATATGGCTCACGAGGCAAGCAAACAGCAAGGCTCAGTAACAGTGCCTCTCATGCTCGATGATTTTATAAAGCAGCTTGTAGATCTAGAAGTAATTGAGCAACCAGATGCAAACCCTACCGAGGTGGCACCTACCGACATTCCCTAGCAACACTGCTAGTCGAGTGTGGCTGGTGGCCACCACAAATAGAGTTTGATGTACCCGACCTGAACACCTGCATT